ATTATCCTTAACGCTCTTATCAAATCAGGATTTAAACGTATTGGAATCGCTAAGACCTTTATCCATGCAGATACGGACTCTATCGATCAAGGAGGTAATAAACCTAACTCCGTCTGGACTTACTAATACTGTAGGTAGTACGATAAACCATACAAAAAGTATAAATTAAAGGATAATTGAATGAGTAAAGACGCAATTAGCGTAAAGTCTAACGGCTTAAGAAACGAATTAAAAGAGATACGCAAAAGTATCGACAAACTAACGGAAGTTTTACTTCTACAAACTAACAAACATGCGAATAACACTAATAATACTTGTAACGACTCTAGTGGGTTGTGCAAGTGCCAGAAACAAGAGACTAGCTGAATATAAAAAAATTACTAAAGATATCTGCGTAGATAACCATCACGAAGTTAAGTTAGCTCAGATACTTTATAATAAGATGCTTAAATAATGTTAAAACTACTTTTAGGACTTTTAAAAGGAGGAGACGGTAGAAAGTCGGTAGCTGGTAATTTAGCTTGGGAGATAAGAGAAGCTATAAAAGGAAAAGAGTTAGATCCTAACGAACTACTAGAGATTCAAACTAAAATAAACGAAATAGAAGCTAATCACCGCACAGTTTTTGTAGCGGGCTGGAGGCCATTTATAGGCTGGGTATGCGGGGTAGCTTTTGCGTTTCACTATATAGTAATGCCCTTACTTTTAGCTTATACTGATATAAAGCCAGTAGAATTTGATACTAATAGCTTATTTACCGTACTAATGGGTATGCTAGGACTAGGAGGTCTAAGAACTTACGAGAAGCTTAAAGGTAAGTCTAGTTAGTAATGAAGAAATTAGTTATTAACTACGAAAAGAATAAGGTCCGTAGAAAGGGAATCCATAGTAAATCTAAATCTTCCGCCTTAAAATCCTCTAAGAATTATAAGAAAAAATATAGAGGGCAGGGTAGGTAATGTTAAAAACTTAATTTAGTAACTAATTAAAAAATCCTCTACCTTTGGTGGGTGGAGGCTAATTATATATTAACCTTTAATAATTAAATAAATGAGTGAAGATATGACTATTAGAAAATTAGCTGAGAAAATAGCTAAAGACTTTCAACTATCGGTAAAAGAACGTACAGACGCTATACTAGAACTAGACGCTATAAGCTATACTAACTTAGGTATAGATTCTACTAAAACCGAAAAGACTAAAGTAAAAAATGATAGTAAGTATCTTTATAAGCTTTTAAAAGGATTTAACGAAGTAGACGGAAACTTACTACTAAACCACTTAGATAAATAATTGCTTAAACGTAAAACGATGCCTAAGACTTCTAAAAAACCTACTAGAAGTAAACTAGTTAAAAAACTAGACGTAGTATTTTCTAAATATATAAGATTAAGTAATGCAGATAGTAGAGGTTTTTGTACTTGCGTTACATGCGGTAAAAAGGGATACTGGGAGAAGGATATTATAGACGCGGGCCATTTTATTTCGAGAACTGCTATGGCTACTCGCTGGGATCCTAGAAACGTAAAACCTCAATGCCGCTACTGCAATAGATTTAAAGCAGGCCGTCAATACGAGTACTCTTTATATCTTGGCGATAACTTATCTCAAGAATTACTAGATAAGAGTAGAGAAGTAACTAAATTTACTATCGACGAACTAGAAGAAATGATTACAGAGTATTCTAGTAAGTTAAAGAGTTTTCTCTAATAATTATTTGTTTTATGCTAAAGGGGGTATGGTTTAATCTTTACCCCTTTTTTTTATTAAATTTTTTTTACTAACTTAGCATTAAATAAATTTTAAAATAATTAATTATGGACAAAACTCAAGTATTTATTATTAAGCAAAATGCTTTAACAAACGCTAACGTATTCTGGGCAAAAGACGATTCTAAAACAGAAGATAAAGTCTTAGCTACTGCTCAGCAATTCGCAGACTGGGTTCTAGGAGGAGAATTAAAAAGCTCACTACCTAAAATACCTAAACTACCAGAAGATCAAAAAGGCTGGTTAAACTTTAATACTCCCGATTATAATGAAGCTTTAGACTTAATTAAAAAGGGCTATACTGTACAAGATCTTAGAAACAAGTATAAAATTGGAACTAAAGTAGCTAATGAACTCGGCAAACTCTAAGATCGGAAAAACTTATTTTAATTACTTAAATTATAAAATAGAAATAACATGGAAAAAAAGAATACCGCAATTATCTCGGGAAGTATCGACCTTACTGCAATCGATAAAAGCAGACTTATAAATGCTAAGAACGGAAAGACCTATCTTAATTTTACCGCTATGGTCCAAGACGCTTCTTCTTACGGTAATAACGTTTGGGTTACTCAAACTATTTCAGAAGAAGAAAGAAAGAATAAGGTAAAAGCTATTACTTTAGGTAACGCAGCCGTTAAATGGATAGCAGAAGGAGGTATATGCTTAGCAGAGAGAAACGAGGTTACGAACCAAGAGCAAAACGCAGCTAGAGCTTCTAGCGATTTACCTTACTAATTAAGGGGGCTTTTAGCCCCTTTTTTTATATATTAGATATATGAAGAAAATATTAGAAGGAGAGATGCCAGAAGATTTCTGGAATTACTTAGTAAATCCTATTACTGGATATTATATAGAAAAAACAGATAAGAAAAACTTTTTAACTTTTAAAAAATATGCGAGAACTTCGCAGTCTATAAAACAATGATAGCAGAAACCAATAGAATTAAAAACCGAATCTTCGATATAAAGAATGGAAAAGTAGTCGAAGGTTTAAAGATAGGAGTACCCGATATAGACGAATACTTGCGCTATAAGCAGGGTAACTTCTCCCTCTGGATAGGGCATGCTAATGTAGGAAAAAGCTCCGTAATGATATACTTTTTAGTATTGTGGGCCAGCCTACATAAATTAAAGTTCCTAATATGGTCTAGCGAAAATACTCCAGACTCTATAGTAAGAAAGATTATAGAGTTTAAAATGGGTAAGCCTATACATACCGCTAGCGAAGAAGAGATAAATAAAACTATAGAGTGGTGTAATAGTTTTTTCAAAGTAATAGACGTAGAAGATCTCTATACTTATAAAGACCTTTTAAAAGAAGCTAGAGCTATAAAAGACGTTTGGAATTACGACGGTCTACTAATAGATCCTTATAACTCTTTAAGCGTAGATACTCAAGTAATGAGGGGAATAGGTTCGCATTTATACGATTACCAAGTAGCTTCTGAGTTTAGACTATTTGCTAAGAAAGATAATGTAACGGTATTTCTTACGGCTCATGGGGTAACTGAGGCCCTTAGAAAAATATACCCAAAAGAACATGAGTACGCTGGATTACCTCAGCCTCTAGGATTAGCTTCTGTAGAAGGAGGGGGTAAGTGGGGTAATAGAGCAGACGACGTAGTATGCTGCCATAGAATGACTAACCACCCGACCGACTGGATGTACTCGGAGCTTCATGTTTTAAAAATAAAGGAGACAGAAACTGGCGGTAGATGCACCCCGTACCAAGAGCCGATTCGTATGCGTATGGTTAAGAATAACGTAGGCTTTGAATTTATGGGGCAGGATATACTACATAGTAAAAAATCTAATATAGAAGAAGTTTTATTTTGATTACGTTTTTTATCTTATTATTTGTTTTAGCTTTTACTATAGTCTATATAGGCCATATTAATAGAGCAGAGATTTCTTTTGCTCCTATATTTGGTTTTATGGTAGGTAGTCTTTACGCTTATACTGATTACGAAGAAGGCAGAGAGCATACCCTGCAAGTATGTATAATATTTTTAAGTATTACTGTAATTTGGATAGAGACTTAGAATGGTTAAGTATAGTAGCTAAAAGGCATAAATACTGGGTTAGTATAGTTCGTAGCCTAGTAGGGGATTTATACGCTGAAGATATTACCCAAGAAGCCTATATCGCGCTATCTAAGTATAGTAATCCAGATAAGATTATAAAAGACGGTAAAGTAAGCGAGGGCTATATGTTTTTTACTTTAAGATCTTTGGCCTACCAGTTTTATAATAAAAAGAAAAAAGTAACTATAATAAGTATAGATAAAGACGAAAACTTCTTAGAGCTACCTCATGAGGACGATATAGAAGAAAATGAAGCTTTCCATAAGATTTGCCTAATGGTAGACGACGTAGCTAAAGACTGGCATTGGTATGATAAAAAGATATGGAAGCTATATAGCCAGACCGATATGAGTATAAGAAAGCTTGCTAGCGAAACTAAAATAAGCTGGGTAAGTATCTTTAATACTTTAAAAAACCTTAAATTAGATATTAAAAATAAAATTAACGAAGATTATGAAGATTTCAAACAAGGAGAGTTCGAAAGAATCGATTCCTACAGACAAGAGAACAAAGGCCTATAAGGAATACGTTAAAAAGCATGCAGCTCTTTCTACGGGTCCAAATATCGGAGATAAGATAGAAAAGGTAACTAAAGCTACTGGTATAAAGAAAGTAGTAGATACTGTATTTGATGCGTTAGGTAAAGACTGCGGCTGCGAGGCTAGAAAAGAAAAACTAAACGAACTTTTTAGAGGAAGAAAGCCAGAGTGCTTTACGGAGGCTGAATTTGACTTAATGAAGATGGCCATAGATACTAGAAAGAATAAGTTTAGCGCAGAAGAGGTAAAGACTTACGCTAAGATATACGAACGTATTTTTAGAACTAAAGTAGAATGTACACAATGCTCTTTTAGAAATACAGTCTGGAATGCTTTAGTAAAAGTTTATAACGAATATTCTTAATATGGTATCGGGGGCTAGATATAGATATTCTTTTAGCGAGGGTAATAAGGCAGAGGATAAATTTCTTAACCTAATGCTAGAGAGAAATAATTCCTGCATAAAATCTAGCAAAAAAGACGATATAAATAAGCATATAGATTTTTACGTTAATAATATAGGAGTAGACGTAAAAGGTAATAGGCATTTAGAAACTATCTGGCTAGAGTTAAAGAACGTAAGAGGAGATAAAGGCTGGCTAGAGTGCTGCGCAGAATATATAGTATTCGATATTATAGAACTTAATTCCTTCTGCTTTTTTAAGAGAATAGATTTATACGAGTACGCTAGTCAGTTTACCGAAATAGCTAAAGATAAGAAGGACTATAAAAAAAGATATACTAGAAAAGATCGTAAAGATGTTTTAATTAAAGTAACTTATAACGATATTAGGCATTTACAAAAACAGATAATAGAATATGAGAAAAATCCAAAACCTTAAAAGTATTCAGTTTAGTAACGACTTCGAAATAGTATCTACCAGATTACTAGACTGGAAAAAGAAAAAACCTATACCAGAATTAGACGAAATGATTTCTGCAGTAACGAGCTGGTATTCCTATACGCATGAACTAGAAACTAACGAATGGTATAGAGAAAAGATTATAGAGGAGTTTAGATCGGATAAGCTAAGGGCAATAGAACGCGCTAGAAAAGCAGAGGAGAAACTAGCTGAGGTAGAGAAAGAACTAGAAAAATATAAAGTAACCTATGGATAGTTTTTTAGCTGGTTATATTGCTTTTAGGATTTTAGAATACTTTATAGTAAAAATATATTACTTTATAATAAATGAATAGCTACATGGATAACTTAAAAGGTTACGTTACTGATTCTACTACTGGTTTAGTATACGAAGCAAAGAAAGACGGGATAGTAGAAAAAGTTAAGAACTTACTAGACTCCAGATCTCAGAAAGGAATAAAAGAATACGGCACTACTCTAGAAGATAATCCAGACGGATTCTATAGATGGGTAAACGAACTTCAACAAGAGCTTTTAGACGCTGCTTTATATTTAGAAAAGATTAAAAATTTAAAATGAAAGAGATTAAATTAATTAAAATGCGAAACGATTTAAAGCTTACTCAAGAGGCTTTAGCAGTAGCTCTTTATAGGATAGAACAATTAGAAAAAAAAGTTTTTCCTAAAGAAAAAGAAAAAAATAATAATAGTTAATAAAATGTTTACTATATTAGCGTATAACTTTAAAACGAATAATTATGTTTCCAACGTATTACGAAACCATGACTAACGAGCAACTCTTAGAAGATGCTACTAACGAAAGCCTTTTAGATTACTATAGAAAGGAATGTAAGGCGGTTTTATTATCTAGACTAGAATCCCAAAAAGAAATTATAGAGCTATGATAACCTTACTAAATAACGAGAACTATTCAAGAGAAGAGATATTAGCCATGATGGGGAGCGATGAATTTTATTACGGCCACTTGGGTAAACATGCTTTAAGTAGTAGCTCTCTAAAAACTTTACTTAAATCTCCTAAAACTTATAGGAACGTAATTAAGTACGGATCTGGAGATAGTCCAGCTCTTAGATTAGGAAAGCTTTTGCATTGGGCAGTATTAGAACCGCACAAAATGGATGCCTTAAAAGTGGTAGACGCTACGACTAAGAACACTAAGATATATAAAGAAGCTCTAGCGGAGCATGGAGAAGTATACCTAAGAAAAGAAATAAGCGAAAGCGAAAGACTAGCAGACGCTCTATTAAGAAACGAAGAGGTATTA